CGCTTGGTCATATCTATGGTTCTGGCTGAGGCGTTACGGAGATCTGTTTCGGAGAAAATCTTTAATTCGGTTCGCAGGCTTTTAAGGGTTGTTTCCCAGGAGCTCACCGAACCAACGTCAAACTGGCGGTTGGCAGCATCCAGACTGGCACCCATATTATACATGGCACGATCAAGGGCCAGGGCATCTGTTACTGATGATCTGAGGACTGTTTGCAGGGCATAGAAGCCACCTACTGTGGCAGCCACTCCTGCAGCTGTTCCGGCGTAGGTGATATTTGTGGCAAGTTTTTTGAAAACCCCTGTTACCGGGGCAAAGTCTCTATTAATCTGCTTGGCTGTGTAGGATATCTTCTTTCCGGCAACGGAGAGCTTTTTGCTAAAACCATCGCTATCCAGAGAGAGTTGATATTCTATTTTTGTTTTTTTGACAGCCATGTGATTGTTTGCTCAAAAATAGGATAGGTGTAGTGCCAGGCATCAAGGTGCCCAGCACTGATCAGCGCATTTACTGCTGCAACAATATCTGCAGCGATTGTTACTGTTCGGGATTTTTTTCTTTTATTTTGACGATGCGCTCCATCATCCCGACAAAGAAAGGGTTTTCAGCCCTCACCTTATCGATGAGAGCGCGCATCTCATCGTGTGTATAGTTTCCGGCAAGCTCTTCCATGGAAAGCCCGGTGGCCATAGAGACTGCACGAGCTGTAACATCGTCGTTAAAAAGGATATCCATCACATGGGGGCGACCCCCAGCAGCGTTGTCTTTTTCCATTCCCTCGAGGTAATTATGCACATCCTTCATGGTGAATTTCCGCACCGTGATATCTCTGTTTGCTAGCTTATGGCTTACCATTATCCAAGTACCTCACCGGCAAAGGTACCGAAACCGGACTGCCCTTCGACGATCTCAGGCGCTACCTCAAACTCAAGAGGAGACAGTTCATCATCTATTCCGGCCACTACAGGGACGGAAGAGGTGAGCACCAGACGGCATTTACGCAGGAAGAACTCACCTTCTTTGTTTGACCAGGCATCTTCAAGATGTCCTGTGAGGGCGTAAGTTCCTGCAGTTCCAGCTCCGATGGTGTACACGGGAGTGGTATCCTCAGCAGCAGTTGAGGTCACAAAAGCCTCTTCCGTGCCAAGCAGAAAAAAACTGCTACCTTCAACCGGCTTGATCAGCCCCATAAACTCATCAATGATGTAATCCACCCCGGCAACAAGCTCATTGCCAGCAGCCGCATCTTTGACCACGGTACTGGAAAGGCGTTTTTCACCGATCTCTTTCCAATAGCCGAATCCAACCATGGTTACCGACTCCTCAGTAAGCGTTGCAGCGGTGATTGTTTGCGCTGATACAGTTGCACCAAGCGCCTCAACCACAACATCTGGCTGCCACTCATTACAGGCCATCGAACCGGAGGCAACAGCAGGCCTAGCTCGTGATTTCAGTGTTTGCCCTGCTGTACCGCACTGATTGGAAATTGCTTTGATGAGTGATTTTTGAATATCAAGATTCAGGGTGGCAATATCGCCAAAGCTGAATATTTCACCGATCTTTAGACCGGCATCGTTTACTTTATAGCCCCGGATACAGCCGGAGAATTTGCGTTGCATTAGTGACATTATTTGCTCCTAGCACGTTCGTGTTTTTGCCCGGTTGAATCCGAGATTTATTTCTGCCTCGTAATAATGATTGGTATGGCGCCCGTCCTTATCCCCATACCGCCAGTCGATATGCTGCTGCATGGTAAAATCATTCCACATTCTTTTCGAGCGCAGCTGCAGCAGGCTTGCCGCCAGCTTGTCAATGGCCGTAATGCCGGAAACAATATCACCAGCTGTAAACACACCGAGCAGCAGCCGTACTGTTAAATCTGATTTTCTGTCGCCACCACCACCAGTCATGGGACGGATAATAACAAAAGGGAAATCGTTTTCGTTCTGCTGCCCTGATCGTTTTGGGGCAATGGAACCGATCTCCACCTGTACGTCTGTGGTGCTGCCTTCATTTGCCGGATCGTCGTATAGTTCCCCGTCCAGCAGGATTTCAATTTCTTCTTTTAGCTGTTGCAGCAGTGCAATCATCGTAAACCCATTTTTTTGAGGAGAAAATCCGCTTCATGTTTGAAGTTTTTCTGCAGGGTTTCGTCTGCGAAATCTTCAATTTTTTCGTCGTAGCGATCAGATGACAGGATTTTTATGGGGGATGGGCCAAAGGCCTCCACTATCTGTTCCTTACCTGTTGAATATTTAACTCCGGTGCGCTTAAATGCCCCGGTATGCCCGGAATGCATACGTTGCAGAAACACTCCCGTTGCAGCCTGTTTTCCCCGTGACTTTCGTACCATTACCGGGATACCCGTTAAGGGACGATAAGCACCTGATTTAAGCCGCCTGGTTGAAGGTATTACTTTTGTTCTGGCAAAAGAGATCAGCGGGATACCTGGAGATCCTGAACCATTAATAGTGCCATGGAGATTCCCCCAGTTGGCACGCTTAATCACCAGATCACTCCGTACATCTTTGGCCTTGATCGCGTAATCCTCACGAACTGCCGTGACCATAAAAGCACGAGTGGAAACCAGCGTTTTATTAATTGCCCTGGCGCCAGCTTTCTCAAGACCTTTGGGTAAAACCTTTAAATCATGCAGCAGCTCTGCAATATCTTCTTTGTCTGCCCATAGCTCAATCATGATCCAAACCTTGTCAGAATAATTTCCAGCGCCGGAAAGGGCGCAAGGAACGAATCAACGGTGAAACGGATCCCGTTATAATCAACCTCCTGAGTCGGAACCAGATCGTCAATGGAGCCATACAGCAGGGTGAGCCGCTTACGAGCCAGGACAACGCCCTCAAAGGCATTATCCTGAAACTCGACATCTTCGACAAAAGCCCTAAGCCCCACACCATCCAGATAAATATCAACAGCAGCCCCATCCTTATCTGCAAGAGCTGTGGCCAAATCATCGGCCATATGATCGCGGAGGTCAGCCATCTATTATGCGCCCAGCTTAACCTGAACAGTAGTGTCCGCACTGCCAGCAGCCGCAAAAGCCTTACCAGCCATAACATTGGTATTGGTCTTATCGATCTCTTTTAGGGTGTCGTCAAAATAAACAAGATCGCCCTGGTCAATAACAAGCGGGGCTTCCTTGGTGAGGGTGAAAACCTCTTCAATCAAAAGTTCACCTGTTTCACCGTCTGCGATATCACCGGCTGCAACACCAATCATATCTGCGAATGCTACTACTTCACCGGAGACAACATCCGATCCGGTACCGTTGGTCCAGGACATTACCGCCCCTTTTTGTACGTGATTTGTGGCCATGAGAAAAACTCCTTAAAATTGGTTTGAGAAGAGGGGCCCAAACATTCAGGCCCCGTCAGCAAATGCGATCAGTGATTATGCACCGGCGTTTTTATACGCACCGATATGATCAACAACACCTGCACCAAAGTCGTGACGAACTTTGATCTTGAGGGCATCAGAATCAAAATCAAGCTCCTCATCGATGTATGGCTGCTCTTCACCTTCCAGGTATGCAACCTCAAGGGTTGGGAACTGGTTGGGATGAGCGAGAAGATACCAGGCAGTACCGGTGAGATGCGGATCAGCGACTGGAGTAAGCTTACCGGCCCATGGGTTGTAGACGCCTGCAGACTTGTTATCGTCAGGAAGCGCAGCTGAACGGAGCAGGATCTCTGCATCAAGTTCTGCATCAACGGTTGTAAGCAGGAATGCAGGAGTTACATCGATGGATGCATCAGCCATTCCAACCTGCTTGCGCATTGCAGCACGTGCTGCACCGAGGCTGGTTGAAGAAAGCGCCGCTGCAGCACCTGCAAGGTTTTTATGGTCCGCATGGAACAGAGTCGTGCCATCTGACATCGCGGCATTTGCTGTGATCAGGCTATACACCGCATCTGCTTCCATTCGACGAGCTGCAGAACCGAAAAGAGTTGGGATGCGGGTGAAAGCCCGAAGATCATCATTAATGATCATCTGACGGGTCAATGCCACCACACGGCCCTTGGTGATTACACGGTAATTTTCTCCAGACTCTGAGAAGTTTGCCGATTTATATTCACCGTTCTCGTTCAGATCCATAAGATCAGGAGCCTCTGACATCTTCATGGCATGGAGCGCCTTGAAATCATTGGCACTGCCAACGGAAACAAAAGGCCGGAACGTTGCTGGCCATTCGTTATACGCCTGCATAAGATGGCTGCTTACCAGCCCTGCAAGAATAATTGGAAAATCAGAGGTTGATCCGGCTGCAAGAGCACGGCCAACAAGCTGAGTGCGGGACATACCGCGGACGGACTGTCCGGCAATTTCCATGCATTCACGGGCAATACCCACAAGAGAACGACCACGAAAATCTCGGGAACCTTCTGCAGGATTTTCCACCCGGATACCGGAACGGAGCGCCAAACCATCGGTTACAGCAGAACGGAGCTTTTCACGACCTTCGACACCAACTGAAGTAGCGCCATAAGCGCCTGTGCCAAGGGGGACAGCACGTTCTTTCATCCGTTTAAAAATTTCAACCGATGCACGTTCCACGGTAAAAGATGGATCGTTCAGCATATTGCGGGCAAAATCGCCATGATCTTCATCCATCAGACATGCAGTCTGTAAACGGCCTTCGATTTCAGAACGACGACCTGCATCCGCAACAAGTGCACGATCAATCTGCGCCTGCACATCAGGCACAGAAACAGGAGCTGGAGGTTCAGCTGCAGCGCGATTTGAAACATCATCGCCATCGTCATTATCTGCACCGCCAGGAGAACCTGCAGAGGCAGATCGCTGACCAGGATCAACGCCAGGAACTTCAATACCATCGGCCAGCAACTCTTCATAACGTGCCCATGCTTCTTCCATGGTAGCATCTGTGCGGAGCCCGTTGGCCTCAAGAAACTTTCGTAATTTTTCGTTCATCATTTCCTCCTTGGAAATATTTGTCAGGAGCGGGACTGGATTTAATCCTGTCCCCTCGAAACCCTATATTTTATTCTCAGCGACCAACGCCACAGAGAGTTCGCACCTTGGCCAGCACATCTGCACCAACGGGTGTGACTGAAAACTCTTTTAAGGACCAGAGATAGGAAACCTTGAGCGGCCCCTGAAAAATGCGGCCATTTACGGCAACCTCTGTTCCCTCTTCTATCCAGACAGCTTTATCTACGTGATAACCGACCGAGCCATCCAAGAGATGACGGTCGATGACCTTCTGTTCAGTTCGTTGTGATTTGTCGTCTGCTGCAAAAAAGACTTTGCCATCCCGGGCAGGATATTGGCCTGCTATGGCTTCGGTAAAATCACGAACATGCCCCAGGACATCATCAACGGAATTGCGATTATGGGAATCGAGCAGAGGAACCTGACCCACTGGGGGAACCATCATTCCATCCATAAGCAGAACCTCTTCGACGAAATCCCAACGATCCCAGTCGAAAACCACAACCGGCTTTTCTGAGGAAAGGGTCCAGAGGTAGCCTGATTCTGATTTTTCTGTACTTTCCCGCTTGGCAACTGTGGCATGTCGTGCCCAATCGCCACGGTACATACCGGCAGCCTGCAGGAGTTTTTCAATTTGTTGATTACTCTTCATTTACAAGTGCCTCTTTCATAGCCACGGTTTTAGCCATTACGGTGTAAAGTTTCTGGAGGAGCATTTCCTCTTCGATTCGTGTTTCCACGGTATCTTCAAAAACAAGGCCGCGTTCTGCATTGAGCCCTGTACGGGTTTCGATCACCAGATCCAGTTTCTTTTCTGCTGCTTGGGTGGCGTTTCGTTCATCCACCCACTGCCAGCCTGGAGCTCTGCTGATCACCATTTCGTGATACTGATGAGGATCGCGGAAATAATCGACCATGGCAGGAGCCAGGCCAACCAA